CATAATAGCCAAACATCGGGTAGCCTTCTGCTTTGTGTTGCTCGATAGCATATTGATATTCCGCATAAGTTATTTTAGGCGCAGGAGGGTTAATTATTTTAATTAGATCGGCGGGCGTTGGAATATCTGACGATTTTTCAGCATGTGTAAGCATAGCAGAACAAATCTGATCAGCACTGTACTTGTTGCCAAGAATTAACTCCCATGCCCGCAATCTAGCCCTGTGATCTGTGTTGCCGTAAGAGTTCATAGATACCGCCAATGCAGTAAATACATCCATGATTTTACGCTTTTCGTCATTTGTCCAATTAGAATCCATGTTCATATAGCTCCTTTATGTTTTCCATGTTTTTAGATAATTTTTTTAAATCTTTTTTTACCCATTCAGCCTTAAACCCAGTCCAACCCCTTTGGCACGCTTCACTTAGGGCAAAATCCAATGTAACCCCAGCCTTATTAGCTTCTCTGCGGATTCCTTCAATAGCAGTTTCCGTTATTTCAGCCCTTTTTTTATTTCTTAATTTAACCCAGTCATTCCAAACTAAATCAGATACGTCCGAAGGGCGTATATATTGTTTACTTGTTTTATCATTGTTTATTACTTGTTTCTTATTTGGGTCACCCTCTGGTCGGTCTCTGGTCGTTTTGCGGGTCAATGGCTGGTCGTTTTGCGGGCGGTTATCTTGATATTGTAAATAATTACAAATAGTTATAACCATCTGCCCTTGGTCGTTTTCCAGTTCGATAGCTTGCCACTTTTTCGCATGTTCCAAAAAAGTCCTTACATTACGCTCACTCACGCTCCATGCATTAGCAAGGTAACGCCGTGAATACGACAATTGACCGCGCTTTAATTTTATTGGATTTCTGTTGATTGATACTATGGCGTCTTTAAAAGATGCGTTTTCAATAAGCCATAGCCATTTTTCCCTATCGGAAAATGGTTGCTCTTTACCAAACATTCCTGACTCACGCCAGCCACGATGTAATAAAAAAAATGACATTTAACCTCCTGCAGGTTTCCTGATAAAAAAATTGGGGCAGACCGTCAGGAGTCGGTGGTTCGGTTGCAAGCCTAGCCCTACCCCATAATACTAAAAAAAAGATCCCTGTCAATAGAAAAAAATAAAAAATAATTTTAAAAATAGGTGTTGACATTGGTTATAATTTGTTTATAGTTTTGTTATACGAAAGGATAAACTAATGACAAAAGAAACTGAAAAACCAAAAACACCTTATGAGATTATGAGAGCGGTTAATGTTTCGGATAAAATCGAAAAGAAAAACGGGCTATCATATTTATCGTGGGCTTGGGCTTTAGATACATTGCTTTTAAATGACCCTAGCGCCTCATGGGAATTTCATGAGCCTAAAGAATACGGTAACAAAACATATCAAGTTTCTTGCACCGTGACCGCGTTTGATAAACCACGCACAATGCACCTTCCTGTTATGGATCACCGTAACAAGGCGATAAGCGATCCTGATGCGTTTGCGTTTAATACAGCTATGCAAAGATGCCTTGTGAAATGTATATCGCTCCACGGGCTAGGATTGTACATTTACGCGGGCGAGGATTTGCCTGACGGCGCTGAAGTCAAAATCAGCGATAAATTACAAAAAGAGTTTGATGATTTGAAAAAACAGGCATTTGAAGCTACGGCGGAAACTTACCCTAAATTACGGGCTAAAGTGATGGAATTTGTTAAGCGTCAAGATGTTCCGCAATCACTAGCAGATGAAATGACCGCCGAAATGGTTAAAACAAAAAAGGCTATAGACGATGCAAATAATCAATTGTGAGCAAAACACGCCCGAATGGTATGAGGCGCGATTGGGAATCCCCACCGCTTCGTCATTTGAGAAAATCCTATCGCCAAACGGTAAACTTTCAACGCAAGCCACGGCTTATATGCGAAAACTTGTGGCTGAAATGGTTACAGGTGAGCAATGTAATGTTACTCAATCAAACGAATGGATGGAGCGAGGAAAGGAACTTGAGGCAAAAGCGGCGCATGAATACGATGCTTTCTATGCTATCGGGTTTAAGGTTGAGCCTGTGGGGTTTTGTTTAACGGATGACGGAATTGCGGGGTGTTCACCTGATAGATTAGTTGGTGATGACGGACTATTAGAGATTAAATGCCCCGCGCCACATACGCATATTGACTATTTAGAAAGCGGTTTTGACAATGGGTATAAACCGCAGGTTCAAGGGCAATTATATGTTACGGGTCGGAAATGGTGTCACTGGTACTCATACCACCCCAAAATGAATCCCGTGATTATTAAGATCGAGCGCGATGAGGAATATATCGAAAAACTTGACAAGGCATTGCGTGAATTTCACAAGGCAAAAATGGAACTGTACAACAAAATAAAGGGGAGTGAGCCTGAAAACTTACTTTTAGCGGGATGATAAGAAGCCCTAAACATTTAGCCTTTGTTGCATCTTTGCCGTGTGTTTTATGCGGTGAAAAATCAATAGCGGCGCATATTCGCATAGGTGGTGGCGGTGGCATGGGTTTAAAGCCACATGATTCGCATACTGTCCCATTGTGCCACGCTCACCATAGTGAACAGCACAACAGAGGCGAGCGGACATTTTGGGGCGATGTTCAAAAAGCCATTAACCTAGCAAATCATATTTATGCGAATACGGGCGATTATGATTATTGTAATTTAAAAATAGCGGAGTTTCGGCGTGAATTTTATAACCAGAAATAACGACATTAAAAAACGCGCTTGCGAGGCAATAAACGGGCTTGACGGTTTGTGGGAAGTAATTGTTCGCCCATATGAGAAACGCCGTTCAAATCCGCAAAATGATTGCTTCCACGGGTGGGTGCATATTATCTCTCAGCACTTAGGCATGGAAGCCAGCGCATTAAAAATGGCGTTAAAAGTAAAATGCGGGTTAATGGAAAAGCACATGGCGAGCGGTGAAGCTGTGTATGTTTTGCGGTCAAGTGCTGATTTAACGAAAGAGGAATTTGCAGATTTGCTAAACCATACACAGGTTTTAGCTGATTCGCATGGAATTAAACTACCACAAGGAGGTTATGATGTACCAAACGCATAGTCAAACAAGTAAAGACGCTTACTGTCAATTATCCGATGAGCAAAAGCAAATCGATATGGTTTATAATGAGATTATTCTATCCAAAAATAACGGCTTAACAGGCAGTGAAATTGCCGATATATTGAGCTTACCCATAGGCACTGTGTCCGCAAGATTAACCACGCTTATTCGGCAAAAGAAAGTCAAGCGGTCGAACATAACCCGCAGGGTCAATGGTAGGTTTTCGACCGTTTGCTTTGCGATGGAAACGACCATGGGGCAATTATCCAAGGAAGCGAATCAAAAGCGCGACAGATTAAAGGGATTGGTTAAAGAATTATTATTAAACAAAAACGAATCAGGCGGGTTAAATTTGAGCGCGGTTGATGTAAAAAGATTGGAGGCAATGACAAAATGAATTTAACCGATACAGAATTTAGGATTTACAACATTTTAAAGAAACCGCAATGCCCTATGAAAAACTCGGACATTGCAAAATTAATGAACCGCACACCACAAACCATTTGGCGGAATATAACTTCCATGATGGAAAAAGGGTATGTGGAAAGATACAACGGAAAATACTACAAACTGAAAGGCAAATAACATGGCACAATCTGTCAACAAGGTAATTTTAGTCGGTAACTTGGGAAAAGACCCCGAGATTAAATCAATGTCATCCGGTGATGAGGTTGCTACATTTTCAATCGCCACAAGCGAATCATGGAAGGACAAATCAGGGGAATATCAAACAAAAACACAATGGCATAACATTGTTGTGTTTAACCAAAACCTGATTAAGGTGGTCAAAAACTATTTACAAAAAGGCTCTAAAGTTTACCTTGAGGGCGCACTTGAAACGCGGTCATGGGAAAACAAAGACGGCGTTAAGCAATACACCACGGAAGTAGTGATTAAAAAATACAACGGTGAGATTACTATGTTGGACTCAAAAGACGGCGGGAAGTTTCAAGATAAGCCAGCGCAGTCTAATGATGATTTAGATCAAGTGCCATTTTAAGGAGAAAAACCATGGATGAATTTTGGGCAGGATTGTTTTTATTGACGTGCTTTTGCGCATGGCTAACGCACATATTCACTTGCTTTGCTAATGGATTATGGGGCTTTCTAATCGCAGGGGCTTTGTTCTTTCCTATCGGCATTATTCACGGTGTATGGATTTGGTTTTGATGAAAAAAAACTTTTACGCATTAGGGCGATTAAAGCAAGGCGCAATGAACGCCACCGAAACAAAATACGAAGAGCATTTAAAGCAGTTAATGATTGCTGGTGATGTTCTTTGGTACAAATTCGAGGGCATTAAGTACCGACTTGCTAATAATACATTTTACACACCTGATTTTGCCGTGATGTTGTCGAGCGGACATCTTGAAGCTCATGAGGTCAAAGGCTACTGGCAAGACGATGCCAAAGTGAAAATTAAGGTTGCTTCCGAATTATACCCGATTCGTTTTGTGGCGATTAAAGTTAAGGCTAAAAAATACGGCGGCGGATGGGAAATAGAGGAGTTTTAAATATGACATGGACACCTGAAAAAGAAGCGCAGTTAATCGAGCTATGCTACACACATAAGCACATTAAGGACATTGCACGCGCCATGGGTTTAAGACCATCGCAGGTGTCGAATAAGATTAACCATTTGAGAAAGCAGGGGGTTAGTGTTTGATGGTATATAAACGCAAAGAAATAATTGGTGATTGTGAATTATATTTAGGAGATTGTATGGATGTAATGCCTACACTTGGTAATATTAACCACATTATTTCAGATCCGCCGTATGAGCAATCTTTGCATGATAGTAAAAACAAATTGCGCAATCGATTAAGAAATGATGGCGGTTGTGATTTACAGGGATTAAATTTTGATGGTGTTGACAAAATAAGAAACAGTGTTGTTAATAAATCACAATCTATTTGCAGCGGTTGGTTTATTGCTTTTTGCACGATTGAAGGTGTGGCAAAATGGGCTGATGATATAAACGAATCTAAAATGAAATATAAAAGAGCTTGTATTTGGGTTAAACCAGATAGCACGCCACAACTGAATGGGCAATGTCCAGCGCAAGGAGCAGAATGTTTTGTAGCCGCTTGGTGCGGTGATGGTCATAGTAAATGGAACTCTGGCGGCAAAAGGGGAATTTATACTCATTTAACAAATGACAAAGATAGAACTGGATTGCATCCAACTGAAAAGCCAATTCCACTTATGAGGGAAATATTAAAGGATTTTACCAATCAATATGAAACTATATTAGACCCCTTTATGGGTTCAGGCACTACAGGAGTCGCCTGTGTAAAGCTAGGGCGTAAATTTATAGGTATTGAACTTGATGAGGGTTATTTTGATATAGCCTGTAAGCGCATTGAGGAAGCCTATAAGCAGCCTGATTTGTTTATTGAACAAAAGGTTAATTATATTCAGGATAAAATTTTATAAAAAATATAAAAACACTGCTTGACACACGATTAAATGGTTGGTATATTACCAATATAACAAGGAAGGATTGAATATGAAGCATTATTCTGAATCAATAATTGTGCTAACAAAATTTACATTGGCTGATTTTTACTATGATTTTAACGATAATTTATCGGGATTAGTGCGCCCGTTGGATGAAATTACAGAGCCAGAAAGATTTGTTCATGTTCCGGCTGATTTAATTCTAGCAGCTAGTCGTGTAAAATCATCGTCAAATGGGGTTTATAATCCTAACATTCGGTATAGAAAACTAACACCTGAGCAAGAAAAAGAAATGAAGCTAATTTGGGAAAAAGAAGAATGCAAAGGTTTTTTCAAATGCAGTGCGGCATTTGTTTATAAAGAAAAAATTGAAGGCTCTTATGATGGTGCTATTTCCGCATTGATTGATAGGCATTTATCGACAAAAGTCACCATCGGTGCAAAAGACTCCGTTGGGGTTTTTAGTGTTTATGTGCACGAATCCCCAGAGGACATTATGAATTTAAGACAAAGACTATTGGAAGGAAAATAACATGAAACTAGAAGTTGGGAAGTATTATAAAACACGCAATGGTCGTAAATGTAAATGCGTTCATATATTTAAAGGTGAAGGAGTTAATTCACTTTGCTCGTTTGATGAGGAAAATATATCAAGAAATTACTATAATAATGGAATGTATGATTTATTTTCACAAAGAGGAATTGATATTATCTCCGAATGGGTAGAGCCTGTTGAGCATGAGGTGGAGGTTTATATTCAAAAATCCAACGATGGTTTTGTATCCGTAAGTGTTTGTGACATTACACCGACACATGGCTGGAAAAAAATAGCAAAAATCAAAGTCAAATTCACAGAAGGCGAGGGGTTATGAATCTTAACATGAAATATGAAATGGATGGAACACGCCAAAATTTAATTCGCTACCTTACTGGAATGATTAAGCGAGCGGATAATTGGGAACACGCAAGAATAACAATATCAAGAGCAAAGGCTGAACAATTACTTAGATTGTTAAAAAATGAAAGCGAGGGGTTATGAGCGACAGACTTAAACTAATCAACGCCCAAGTATGGGACATAAACTATCCGTATCAGGTATATGATGCTATGAGCTTAATTACAAGACCGCATAAGATCATGCCGATACTACTGCAAAACGCTTGGTACGCTAATGATAATGGGGGTAAATAGTATGCAAAAGATTAAACCCTACCTAATCGGCTTTATCACAGGCGCATTGCTTATGATAGCCGTGAACAGCACAGGTCATGTGATTAGTGTTGTGATGATGAAGCCACTTGAACCGATGGAGATTGAGGGATGATGATAACGAGCGAACTAACTGAAGATTTAAAGCACATAAACATTAAACCAGAACTAGAGCAAATGATTCGTGAGATTCATGCTGAATTATGTGGAGAAAAAGAAGAATTGCGTGAAAAGCCAACGCCAAATGGTGTTGGTGTATCACTTAGTGAAGGCTCTATTAATTTTTACGATGGTGAAAAAATTGTGCATTATGATCCGTCAAAAAATGTTAAATTATCTGAAAAATTAAATGTAATTTTATATTATAAGCCTTGGCTTAGTAAAGAAGAGTGCGAATCTCTAAAATATGCGATTAGTATTATAGAGCAATACGAATCAATCCCCGAAGGCTATATACAATGTATATACAACCCTGAGGAATATATGCTTGTCGCGAGGGTGAAGTGATGCTGTTTTTTGTCGGTTTGTTTTGGTATATATTATCAGCTATTGCATTTTTTGGTGAAAGGGATTTGCAATTTTACAGCACGCTAATTTTAGGGAATTTATTTTTATTAACTCAAATAATTATTGATAAAATAAACGAGAGAAACAATGACCAAACCTGAACACTACACAAAGCTACTGGCAAAGCATGGGGTTAAAAAAAGCCACATTGCGCGGTTGTTATTTCCCAATTCTACTAGTCCGCATTCGTCATTATGTAACTGGTTTAATGGACGGGTAAAGAATCCTAATTGGGGGCTGATTGATATTATTTTGAAGGGGATAAGAAATGAGAACTCGAAAACGAGAAAATAACGATTTATACAGAACCCCTATTGACGCTGTTTTGCTTATTAAGGATAGGTTTGATTTTTCTAATTCGTGGGAACCATGCGCGGGTGATGGTCGCATATCCAAAACGCTAAATGTTAAAAAAGCCACAGATATAAACCCGCTTGCTGATGGTATAGATTATTTAGACTTTTTTAAAGCGACAAAGCAGGATGCAGTCGGTATTGATTTAATAGTCACTAACCCGCCATTTTCTAAAATTAAAGAATTTATAAAACATTCTCTTTCACTTGATTTACCATGCCTAGTGTTAATCCCAGAAGAAAAAATAGCTGGCAACAAATCTAAGTATTGGCAGGATCATGTGCACTGGCGCGGGACAGTGAGCAATTTAATCAAATTTGATACTATAGATGGGCGGATCGTTAACGGGAACGGCACTATGCGGTGCGCTTGGTTTTTATTTAAACCAGAAAAAAGCGGCGGAAAATTTATTTCAGAATATATGCATTTTTTTAAAAACACCTATTGACACCCCTATAATATATTGGTATATTACCAATAACACTAACGGAAGGAATAACATGACAATCACACGAAAAGACTTAGAACCATTAAAAGAACTGCATAGCAAAGGCACAGAGTTTTTTAATTTGCTATTTGATTATATGCGGGAATTAGAAGGTGCTGAACTTTATAACAGTATGGACACCTTCTTGGCAAAAGTTGACGGCATTGTGTATGACTTGCAAAAAGCGCAAGATGAGCATGATGACGAAAATCAAGAGCCACAACGGTATTCATCCAACAACTTATATTTTGAGGTGCTATAATGGACTTTATGAACAGAATCGAATTTAGCGAACAAAAGGAAAGACGCGACACAATGGAAACACAAAACTTATTAGACATTGCAAAAGAGATCGGCTTAACCCGCGTATTTGCGGCTGGCTTAATCGGATGCGCTATGTTTTATGGCTTTATCTGGGCAGTGACCTTGCTATGGGTTGGATTAGGCGGTGTGTTATGATTGAACTAATTGACCTAGACACAGGCGCGACAATGGAAGTGCATGGTGATAAAGTATCAGGTTTACAATTTAGCGGTGAACCGACTGAACGGGCTTTGCGTGCGAAAAGATATATATTTAAACAGCAAGTAAAAGTTATTCGCCTAGATAATTTAATAAAAGAAAAAATATGTTATTCCAATTTAAAAGATGAATTGACTGAACAAGCAACAATCCTAGAAGCACTTAAACTCATGGCGGAGGAAAGACGATGACAACTGAACTAAATCCAATGCCTGATAAAATCATTGCATACTTCGATGGATTCCAAGTGTGCATAACAGAATGTGAGCCAACTGAACATGACACGTTTCCGCACGCTGAATACATCCGAGCAGACCGCGCCGAACCAGTGAATGGGCAGGACACTGTGGCGATACCGAGGGATTTGTTTGATAAAATTGCAAATGGTCTTGAGGATATTGCGCATTTAGGTTCGCCGTACGGTAAGGAAAAACGTGGGAATAGCAATGGAAACGTAATGGCTGGTGACTTAGCCGATTTACTCAAACCATACGCCGAGCAACAATTAGAGAAGGAACAAAAACAATGACCCAAGAACAAAAGCCAACGGTTGAAAAAATCGAGAAATCATTATCAGATTGGTATAACATGGTTAATGGGGGCATGAATGAGAGCATTTTTTTTGATAAACATGAATTGCTTTTAGGGGCAATCCTCACCCAAGCCCTAGAGATTGCCAAGGGGGATAAGGTGGTTGTGCCGAGAATACCCACGGACCGGATGGTTACTATTGGAACGGAAGCAAAAATGTTTGGGCATTGTGCGGAAAATATATATGAAGCCATGATAGCCGTGGCAGAGGGGGAGTGATGGATATAGACAGTAAAGTATTAGCTGAAACGACACAAGAGGTCATAAGTAAGCTGACACAACGCATAGCAAAGCTAGAGGATGCGCTTAAACTAGGTCTTGAGTATTGGGCGCATAGACAACAGCGATATAAAAACAGAAGCCCTATATGGGTAGAACGAGCAAGGGAGGCATTGAAGGATGAATAACGAAACTAGAGATAAAAAGGGGCGCATGATTCAGAAGTATGATGTTCTTAAAGTGTATCACTTCACTGGCTCTCGAAATAAAAAATATTATATGTATAAACACGTAATAGAAGATAAGGCAATCAACGGAAATTATTTCACTGTTTCCTCTTTATCAAGAGATAATCATACTTATAGCTTGGGTATGTATTTAGGCATTTGCAATGATATTGAAATAGTGCAGGGAGAAGGGCTAGATGAAAGGGAGGCATTGAAGGATGAATAATAAGGAAAGCATAGCAATACTAGAGCGCGATATAGATAGGTTTAAGGATGCGGATTACAAGCAAGCCCTATCCCACGCCATAGAGGTGTTGAAGGCGAGTGAGTGGCAACCGATTGAAACTGCACCTGTAGGCATACCAGTATTGCTTTGTGGCGGCACAACGACAGAAACTTATGTTGATGAAGATGATGGCACAATACATACATTTGACGATGACCCATTTTACAAAAGACCAGCTACGGCGTATTTTAAATATTATGATTCTAAACACCTAGATGACAAAGATGATGACCACCCACGCGGAAGATGGATAATGGGATTTTATGATTGTGCTTGTAAAATAGAATATCATAACCCAACCCACTGGATGTTGCTACCAAAGGAAGGTGAATGATGCGTGAAACTATTGTAGCTGTATTGCTTGTTACTTTACTTTGTATATTCCCCTTTATTGGTGGGATTGTATCAGTGGAAATAAAAAGAGACCAAGAATTAGATAAATGTGCTAAGGAGCATAACGTATACGCTTGTGAATTTATAGTTGTGCCGGTAAAGGAAGGTGAGTGATGATTACTGTAGACGGACAGCCAAAGCGGAACTTTAACACAACAACGGAGCAAACAGTGACAATACAGATAACAGACATAAACAAGATAGAACGCCCACCGTATATTGAGCAAATAGGCAACGCGATTGGATTTGCACAAGAGGAGGATTTAGGTAACTTGACCAGAACTGGCGCGGATGCTGTTAGGATATTGATTGATGTGGCAAAGCAATACGCGGCAATAATGGAATATCCAAAGGAAGGTGAATGATGGACTTAGATTCAGCATATAGATTGTATATAGCTTTTATTATTATTCCAGCCACCGCTTATATTTTTTATAGCGCGGCAACAGGAAATAAATGGGCAATTATGATTGTTTGTATTTGTTTGGCGATTAGCTATGGCGATAGAGTTTGGAATATAAGAGGCGATTCATTCTTTTATAACTTTATAAAGGGAATACAAGATAAATGAAAAAAGAACTCGTCCTATTATTGCAATTCAACGATAGCGTTACCGGTAAACCGATAACAGTCGAGATGCCCGAGGCGGAGTTTGACGCGCTTGTAAACAAAATTGACATTATGCGGAGCAAGTGGCATAATGAAAACGATGATATGCCAAGGGGGATTACTTAGTCATTATAGTGAAGACATTGGGGAGGTTGTATGCCCCGTCATATTGTTGGCGACAAAAGCCTTAAATGGCAATAATTCAATGTCTTTATTATACTGATTAGCCACTCTTGATGATAACAGTCTAATCGGGCGATGGGCTGTTATCATTTGGTGTGGTTACGCTCAAATGGCATGTGACAGCCAACCGTTGCCATGGCAGGGCGAAAAGAAAATTGTCACTTAACAAATCGCATTTGGCAAGCCTATGACCACACCAACCTTTTGGTCACATATATGTGTCTTTTTCGATGCGTTTTGATCACATATATGTTTCACTTATTAAAGCAAAACCACCCGAAGGTGGCTTGCGGCTCAAGCACGAAGGCAAGAGGGGGATTGAGGCAGAGACCGCATAACGATCTCAGGAACTCCTTGAGCATCTAGGCTCACGAGATGTAAACTATAATACACATTAACTAATGTATTGTCAATTATACTATTCACACCTTTGATTATGCGTTATCGCTTGCCTAGCGTCATCTTTAGTCAATACAGAGTTAATCGAAAAATCTAACTTCTCGCAGGCATTTATCACGTGGGTATTTGGTGAGCACCCACTCACAGTAAGCATTGACAAGATCATCGCCAACAAGTTTATAGTTTTTCTTTTTACGTTTTTCATGTTGTTTCTTTTCTTTTTGTTTGGCGTTTTCTGCCTCTTGAATGCACTGTATTTTACCTTCTGCTACCCCTGCATTATACCGCGCTTTACCGTACATTGTAATTAAAAAACCGCCAAGGGCTATTAAACCCAAGGCGGTAAGTAGTACATAGGGGGGAAAACGCATTATTTCTTCGGATTCACAACAGAGAAATAGTCAAGCACTTTGACAATCTTTGCCAAAATAGCATCGTCTTTTTGTGTTGGTGTTCTAGCTACAACAATAGTTGCCGCCGCAACAAGGTATCCAAATACTGTAAATAAATCGTTAATTAAGTCCATGTTCAATCCTTTGGTTAGGGGCAGTCATAGGGAAATATACTTGAAAGGAAGGATAACTAGAGAAAACCTATGACTGCATAACCAGTATATGTGATAATTATAGGGTAGTCAAGAAAAAACCAGCCGTTAGAGCGACTGGTTTTTTTTAAAGAGAGACAGAAAATCCATCCACTGCTTCCAATAAATTATTTATATAAGATATTTGCGGAGATTGCAAGTATTATTCACCGCACCCGCGCATATTGAAAATGCATTGCATCGGGTTTATGCCAACGCGCACCCGCAGTCCAACCTGCTTTTTCAAACATCTCAACAACCTGTTTTGGCATCATTCCCTTTTCAGGATTCCACTTCACGCCTAATCCGTTAATTTCAGGGGCTAGATCAATCGCCGCGCCCCATGAGTGTATGGACATAGTGGTCATGTTCCCCCGCACTGGACGGGCAAAAAAACCGCCCCCACATTTATCTAGCTGGAATAAAGCGCGCTCTTTAGCGTCAAATTCCTGCCCTATTTGAACCAATACAGCCATTAGGGATTGCGCTACCTTTTTATGCACTCTAATTCTCTCACATTTACCGCCCCATGACCATTCCATTGGATAAGGCGGTTTAATGAATACTAGGTTATTATCCGACCAAACGGGATCAACCCTAATAATACCACCCGCAGATGATTGAAATTTAGGATTGCCATAAAATGCGTTAAGGGCTTGTGGTGATGATAGTGGTGCGGTCATGTTAATCCTTTGCTAATTAAGGTTGTGTATCCAGCAATATCGTCCCAATGATCTTTGAAATTGGGGTTGCCATTAACAATCCGTGCGAGCTTACTGCAACACATATGCAGGGCTTCCCTTTGACTATCAGATAGTTTATCGAACGATTGACCGCCCCGAAGTGAATTATACAATGTTTGGGTCGTCTTGGAAACGTCACAAAAGTTACCATGGGTGTTCGCCCTTTCGTTCAATAGCTTATCTGTCATCCCTATCCGCGTGCTCCAATAAATCTCTCATAACATTATCTAATAATGTTTCCGCCAAGTCAAGCCTTTCAGATGGCTTCAAGTCATTCTCAAATATCCAGTATTTAAATTTCCCGTTTTTCTTTTTTTTGCGGCGACCTATTCCAATAACAATATCCATTTCAGATTTTTTGTCAATTAAGGCATGAATTATTTTGTTAAACTTCTCAGGTGGTTTTGCCGTTTTTTTGGGTATATTTTTTATTGGAATACCGTTCATGTCAACAACATCACCCATATAAGTACTCCAAATCCAAAATAGATATAGATGAGATTGATTGTATTTTTCCATCCGCTACGGTTATTGTATGCACACCGTACCAAGGTTGTTTTTGTGACCACGAAGCGTAATCGGGTATATATCCATGGGGCATATACGCACCGCCATTAAAGGCAGTAACACCGCGCCCATTGCCTAACTTTGGCTCTGTGTGTTGACCAAGTACATGGGTATGACCAAAGCAAACATCTTTAATAGAGCCAACCGCGACATTAACGGTAACTCTTTTACCGCCCAACGGTCTATTCATGCCATTCATTGGAACATGAGTAAACTCAACGCCCTCAATATCAAGGTATTGTTTAAACGGCGTTACTTCCCAACCGAACTGGTTAAGTATAGCCAAGTACATTCCAGACGCTATGCCCATCATGGCTGGATTGCAATTCTCATAGTCCCATATTCTCTGCTCATGATTGCCAAGCGTTATATACTTTGGGCAATCCACTTTTATTAAATCAGCTAATAACTTTCGTGCTTTCCATGAATACTCTAAATCTTTTTGAAGTGGGTCTTTTAACTTGCCCTTATGCGTGTCATCTCTTACATGTGAGCACAATGATTCAAAATCATCAAAGTCACCACCATCGACAATATAATCAGGCTTTTGATCGTTTATATATCTAGCTAACCATTTAAAGCGATCCATTGATAGCTTTGGCTGATTGTGAGCGTCTGTAAAATATACAATTCTTTTTTTGTTGCTATGCGTCAATGGCGGACTCCCTTTAAACAAACCTCTAACGTCTATTTTGTAATCCTCGCCAAATTGCGATATGATTTTTTTAGATTTTTGAATACGGTCATAAAGAGTAGCGCGAGGTAGGTTTAGCTTATCACATATCTCTTTTGTAGCCACACCGCCCGTGATAGACATTATCATCTTGGCTTGTTCTAGCGTGTTTGGTGATTCTAACTGCATAACCACACCGCTATTACCTTGAATAGAAAAAAGCCCGATAGATGCAGCGACACACCGATCCCTGTGAACAAGAATAAACCCGATAGATACTCGGCTGGTTCTGTTGCGTATGTAGGCGGGAAAAATGCACGTCCAATCATGTAACAAACGCCCATAAATAGACCGCCAAGGATGATTGGAACGGCAAGCGGTGGGTTATATACTAAAAGAGGAATCGCCGCGCCTAGCGAGGTTAATAAGCCCTTGACGGTCATTCCTAAAACATCATACCAGTAGCGCGGAAGCCAGTCATAAAATATGGGATAAAGCACATGCTCTATTTTTTCTAAGTCGCGCCCGTTAAAAGGTTCTTCCTCACTTGTCCCTAAATCGAAAAACCCCCCATGCCCTGTTGCCTTTGTTGCGATAGACACGGCAAAACAAAACACAAGCCAACCGCTATATGTCCATATATTATCATTGGGAATCATAAACGCTAGGGCAATCGTGATACATAAGCCCCAGATTATGTTGATTATGACTTTATCAGTATGAAAAAACCCGCCACCATGCCAGCGTGATAATAACGCCCCCGCGACTGCAAACACAATTCCAAATCGGGTTCGTCTATTCATTGCGTAACTCCTCTAAAAATACAGATAATGGTTTATCTGCCTTGGCGTAATTACACTTGTAACAAGCGGCGATTAAATTACTCTTGTGATTCGATCCCTTGTGAGCGCGGGGTACAATATGATCCTTTGTGGCTGTGTGATTATAACCCAAACTAAGAGTCATTTCAACATTACAATAAGCGCATATTCCAGATTGATCGTTAAACATCTTAACTAACCAACCTTTGCGCTTCATTTTAAAACCTCATGGATGTAGAATTGCGGCTATTGCTTTTTGTAATGTCAATCCCATTGAAGTAAAAATTCCAACGGCTGTCAACCATGCAATTACTAAACCATTGCGCCATGATTCAAGAGCACTGATTCTATCATCAAGTGACGCTATTCTATCATGTGTGTCATCGGTGGTTTTTTTAATATGCTCTAAATCGGATTTGAGTGAACCCAAAAGCATTAGATGTTCGTCGTTCATGGGATTTCCCCATAAGGCTTGATTTCTAAACTAATAACTTGTGACCAAAGCTCAGGTGTGTCTTTTTCGCTTATAGCAACATCACCAGCTTCGACTGTTGTAATAACAATCGCCGTGTTATCTTCATTTGCGTATCGTGCGTTTATAATTGTATAGGTCATGCTGTGATCTCCTCAATAATAAGTGTACATTTACCAACACCGCCGAAACGTCGAGCCGCTGTTGAACCGTTTAGTCTTAATGTTCCTGTTGATGGCCCGACACGAACATTTATAGTTTGTAGAGATGTACTAGCTGGCACAAACTCAAATTCTCGGATAGTTGTGACAAAAGCTGTTGCAGCAGCCGCTGAAGAACCTGTACCAGCATCAATAGCATTTGCCCCTGCGTTTTGAAATGTCGCGACGACCATAGCGTCAGTTGAAGCTGAAGTCGAGCCCCAACATACTACACGAATACGCAATCTATTTGTCGTTGTTTTCGGTGTAATCGTTGCCGATAAAACCTGCGTGCCCTCTGTATTCTGGGGAATCGTGTCGTCTAGTGGAATTGTTGTAGTCAAATCCGCATTAGCCGTGTATTCTGCATAGGCGCGGTCAACGACTGTTCCGGTTGCAAAACGTAATTGACCAGATGAAAGCGTTAAACCAGTTCCGATAGATTGAATATTAGGAGATGATAAACTTTGATACTCCGTTAATCTCCAATTACCAGAACCTTCTGAAATAAATCGGGCAAAATCACCTGCGGCAGTTGTTATGTTTGCGCTACCTGGAAGAATTAAAGAAGTCGCATTATGTGTTAATGTCAAAACACCTGTAAAGCGCAACAATCTTTCCGCGCCTTGTGCCACAGTTCCAAGAGATGTTATTGAGGTGGTACCTGTCACAATAACGTAATTACTTGTTACGGCGCTTAAATCAATGGATGATGCCGATGGTATTGTATCGGCAGCTGCCCAATTAATTGGACCAGTCGCCGCCGAAGCAATTTCAAAGGATTGAACATTGTCGGTTTCACGAACCAATACGCCAGCCGATGTTTCTAAGCGGAATTTATATGCGCCCTGAATAAATAGCGTGGCTCTTCCCGATGAATCAAGCACTATAGGATTTGCATTAGGTGTTAAGCCATCCTCAGCCGTAAATGTTGCCTTTGGTGTAGTTGTGCCAGCGACATAGGTAAACAATCGACCACCCGATAATGGATTGCCATTATTATCTAAGAATTGCACAAAATGAGGAACGTAAATTACAGCCATGTTATTTCACCTTTTCTTTAACTTTATTTAAAAATACAGATAGTTTATTCATATCTCCAACCGTAGGTTTTTTAGTACCTTTCATTTTTTCAAGGAACTTAAACCCTTCATCCGTAAATAATAATTCATTAAACCTTGCCGCGCTTTCAGGATTGTTTTTAACCATATCAATTAAAGATGGTGTGTATCTTGCCTTTAATTGCATTAACAATTCACCTCTATTTGTTGGTATTTGCGTATCAGCAACCTCATCACGGATTGATTGAACCGCGCTTGTTCTTGAGCCCTGAACCATTCCTCTTGTTTCATTTAGGTCATCAATTATTTTATTTAACGATTCAATTTTATCAAACTTTTCTTGACCAATAACTGCTTTTAATTGATTGCGCGTTGTTTGGTTTTTTAATACAGCGTCCGAAAACCTTAATCCCTCACGCGCTGAATCTTCTAGCTTTCTTTGCAGATAAACACCCGCAACCGATTGTCTTAATTTATCAGCATCAACACCCGCAGATTTTGCCTTTGCAAAAAATTTGTTAATATATTCAGGGTCTTTGGTCATAAAGTTATTGGCAATTTTACTTAAATCGCCCTCGCCCATTTTAGCCATTTGTCCCATTGGGCTTTCATTTAATACTTTTAAAGCGCCGGCATCTTCGCTGTATATTTTTCTAGCTTGTTTGTATGTTGGGTATTGGCTTTCGATAGCCTCATCAATGCTTGATAAAGCTGATTTAATTGCCGCGCCTTTTTGTTTTTCACCTGCGGAAAATGCTGAATCAGCCATACCACGTAAATGAGTTCTAGCCGCGTGCAAAGATACCGTTGAGTTATAAGGAAGTTTTGTTAAATCATCCACTCCAACGCCAAGTGACTCTAATTCGTTTTTAACATTGGTTAAAGTAAACGGGTCAGTTCTTGCATCCTCCAATGCTTTAACAACTAATGGATTACCTAACGCTTTTTGCATTGATGGATTTTCTATGTTAACAGATTTGTCAACCCCAACAGAACGTTGATAAAATGGCTTTGCTCTATTGGCTAATCTTGCCTTTTGCGAATCTATTGCGCTCTTGGCAGATTGTGAAACGGCTTGCCCGTATTTTTCGGCAGATAATTGTTGACCGCCCGTTGCTCTTTTAATTATTTCTTCATTTAATTTAGGAATCTGATTTACTTCAATATCCTTAATTGCTTGCGCCGCAACTTTAGAACCTTGCGAACCGCGACCCATTAAAAAGCCCATTTCTTTTAATGATGGAACTTCCGCCGCCGCCGCAATAGATGGTGATGCACCAACTTTTTTTGCTTCTAATAAAGCATTATAAGCATCATCAACGCTTATACCTTCATTTTTCAATGTACGCATAAACAATGCCTCAGCTTTTGGCAAATTCTTTAATTCTTTCGGCAAATTTGATTTTACAACAACATCAGATGCAAATTGACCTGTACCTTCTAAAACCTTGTTACCTAATTTTGCCACGCCTATAGCAGGGGTTGTGATAGCCGTTCCGAGTCCCTTAGCAACTGGCTTTACTACCGCACCCGTAGTGTCGGCAACTGCACCGACCACAGATTGACCTTTAATTGGTGTTGCGGACAAGCCGAGTAACCCAATATTAGTGAGGGCTTCAACATTTCTTGCTGCGCGGGGATTGTTTTGTGAAAATTCTGTATACGCATTTCCAACTTGACGTGCGAGATCACCCGCAGGAGAATTACTAACATAGCCAGCAACATTTGACACACCTTGCTTGATTGGGGTTTCTATTACATCAGGGGTAATTGCGCTCAAACCGCGCCCAGCACTAACTAATCCCTGACCGATTAAATCATTAACAAAACCAAGCCCACCTTTGCCAAATCCTTGCAATGCGTATTCTGCGCCAGATTGTTGACCTAAATCTGTTGCCGCCCTTGCTTGATTAACCATTTCTTGACGCTTTGCGAAATCTTCTGCGACTCTAGTCGTAAAGCCTTTTTGCGTTTCCTCTTGGGCAAATTTTTCCCAAGGTTTTTGCGCTACTTCCGGTTGTGTTGTTTGGTATTTTTCCCAAGGTTTCATTTTACTTTTTTCCAGCTTTTAGGATTTGATGGATCACCACCGTTAAACATATAGCCATCAACCACAGAGCCTTTTCTTGGCGCGTTTAATGGTTGTGCGGATTGTTGTTTTTGAGGAACTCTTACTTCGGGCGCAATATATGCTGGTCCAGCAGAGCGTTTTACGCCTTGAATTGCGGCTTCTCTATTAGCGGCTTTTTGTGCCAATACCTCGGGAGTATCGCCGGGTTGTGGGAAGTATTGCAAATCAGCGTTTGCGAATTCACTATCAGCAATAACCGCGCCAGACTCTCTACGCAAAATAGCGTTAATAAAATCTCTTTTTGCTTGATCGGCAGATTTAAATTCTTTTGATGTTAAAAAATTACCAGCTATAGGAATTTGACCAGCGCCCCTTTGTGTCAAGCTCATTGATTCTTGAGTGATTTTAGGGTCTGATAAAATGGCATTTGAAAGCGCCATTCTGTCTGCAAATCCAGCGTTTCTAGCTTCACTTTCATTCATTGTTATTTTTGATTTTAAATAATCAGTTTTTATTGTTTGTTGCAACTTCGGGTTTCCCGCCGCAGATGCCATTGCTTCGTTAAATCTTTTTTCAAACAAATCAGACTTAGGGGCTGAAATAGGCGGTGGCGGCATGCCACCATCAGCAAGTGCACCCGCATCAAGAGGCGGTATATAATCATCAACATTGCCCATTTTTGCAACTTCTTCAGGTGTTGCAAATGTACCAACGGGAGGCAAAACTAAATCATTTTGACCGCCCATATTTGTGGGTTGCACCATAGGCGGCATAGGTGAATTAACATTGCCGAGCCCTATTTTTTCAGATATGCGCGGCTTTTGAAATACTTCGCCAGTTACAGGATTAAATGAAGTGCCACCGCTTTTTGCATCAACAAATCTTGCAGCCGCTTCTTCAGCAGGGCTTAACGGCAAACCTTGCGCCGCCTTAAAAAACGCTTGCTCGCCCATAGCGTCAACATCAAGCATTTGCGCTTTTCTCATCTCAGCGTTTCTTAATACACGCTGATAATCGCGCTCTTCCGCCTCACGGTCAAAATCACGCTTTGTTTTTAATCTATCAAATACGCTTAAATCAGGTGCTGGCATTTTTTAATCCTCGTAAATAAACGAACCATCAGGATTCTGACCGATAATTCTACGCGCTCCACCACCGCGCAATGCGTTGGATAAAGTGCCTGTAATTGTGTTGCTTTTTGCTAATGTTGCATTTGCGCCGATGTTGCCCATGTTGCCGTAAATATCACCAACCGCTCCAGCCGCCGATAAACCTTGACCGCCTAAGCCTGCAATTTGTGAGTTTTGGCTTAACCAACGATTATAGGCATCGTTATAAGTTTGATCCGCCAACCCTTGACCGTATTCTTGAGCCGCTTTTAACGCCGCGCCTGATTGCCCCATGCCTCTTGCGGCTAATGATCTTTCAAGTGCAGTTTGACCTTCACGCAAGCGGAATTGATAGCCGGGGTCTTGAGTCAAATCACCGGGGTTAAATCCAGATGTTAACCTTTGCGATAATTGAGCATTAGCCGCCGATCCTGATTGTAAAAATGGATCAAGAGTTTCTTTTGCTCTGCCTTGTGCTTTTAATAATTGATCTTCCATGTCGCCTTGCATCATAAAGGAGTTAATACCGGATGCTATGTTGCCCAATCCGCCTAATCCCATACCTCCGCCCGATCCAGAGCCAGTTAAGCCTACTGCGCCTCTTAATGCTGAACCAATGCCAGATGTTGCTCTTGTAGCCGCCCCTGCTAATCCTGTGCCCTGTGTTGCGCCCTGCAATGCGGCATTACCCGAGGTTGTAGCAAGCGGAGTTCCTGCGGCAAATCCTGCACCGCCGCCACTTAAATAACCACCTAAACCGCCTGTTGCGCCACCTAATAGCGCACCCTTGAGTCCACCACCGGAAGCCGCGCCTAAACCTGCGCCGATAAGCCCACTACCTAGCGTGGAAGCCGTAGCGCCCGTTGCGCCAAGTGCCGCGCCTAATGCAGTCCCGACACCGGGGGCAATAAATGGTAACGCAATAGGCGCAATCCGCGCTAAAGTTTTAAAAAAGCTAGACATTTATTTTAACCATCTCCGTTCCAAGTTTGTTGAAGCCAAATTTTTTAAATAAGTTTTGATATTGTTTATCGTTTTTAACACTAATCCCCGAAGCGCAAGATGTATAAATAGCGCTACATTTATTAGCATCAGCATTATCAACCAAAATCCTAACCAAATCACGCGACACCCCATAGCCTCTAAAATCAGGATGAACATAAAACATTTCTATGTCCGCCTGTGGTGTTTTGTAATAAGTTTTACTATAGTACATAGATGCAACAGCGATTATTTTGTCTTTATGCTTTGCCACTACACAAACATTATCCAGCCAGTTAGTGATTGTCTTTTTGGTCATGTCGTGGTCATATTCTTGTGTATTGTAAATACTCTCATTAAAATATGTCGGATACATTAAGCCCTGAATATCATCAACATCATCAATACTTGCAACGCTATAAGTAATTTCAATCATGCGTTAATTTCTCCAAATCCTAATATAGTTAATGGCACTGTCACCGAAATCCAAGCTGGGGTGTAAATTCTATTTAGCCCCGATACGACTTGCCCCGATTGAGAGCCTAAATTCCCTGATACCGCAAAACAAATTCCATCATTTGAAAATGTTAGCGGAAAGTTATTTATATATGTTGTACCAGCAACTGAACTTGTATTTGCAGGTGGTGACAATGTTATTCTAAAGAAACACAATCTCCGACCAATTTTGTAATAACGCCCCGTAATCGTTGGGGGTGTTACAACTGTTAAACTGGTAAAAGCAGGAGTCCACGCCGTACCCGTATCGCCCTCAAATAATTGATTAAAAAACAATATCCAAGGAAGTGTAGTTTTTAAGCCATCGGAAGTTTGATTTGCAATGTTATCGCCGATAGGTGGTGGTAGGACGCTACTCAAGGTATGCTCCTATCAATGATATTTTAACGGGGTCTGAAATTGATAATCGAAATGTCATTTGATCGGCAACTCCCAAACGTCTAAATACGACTTTTGTCTGGTATTGACCAACAGCCCCCATACTTGACTGTATTGTCCCCGACCATGTTTTTGCGCCATCTCTACTTAGCTGCAAAGAGGCAATGGGATTAACTCCCTGCCCTGTTTGTAATCCTACACCATTTTCTAGTAGAATTTCAAGTTTATTATAGCGAGTTAATTGATTTTCATTGTTCAAATGTGTAAAAATTCTATCGCGCCGTATAGGGTCGCCGTTGTCTGAAAAAATATCTTGCGAAAACTCATAAACATTCCCGTTCCGTCTATCGCCAACCAGGTGTTTGCCAAACGCAAACATGACTCCACCCATTAAATGTTGCTCAAATTCACCATTATTTAAATAAGCTCTTTCATGCCATAAATTTGTTGCAACATCAAAAACAAGGGAAGTTTCAAGCCCACCGCCTGTGATAATATAAAAATCATGCCCGTCTTGCTGATATGAAAATGCACGCATGTTAGCCTTATCAGTGGCTTTTTTAATCTGCAACTCAATGGCTTCCGTTGACACTCTTTGTGGGCTAAATCCACTTGCTCTATAAACAACGCCTTCACCATCAGCATTAGCACCAACCCAAAATACAGAGCTTCCGTGTTCTAGTGCAGTGTGAGCCGCCATAATCCCCACTGGCATTTCAGCACCTGATATTTTTTGAAACGCAAAAGCCGCATCACCTGTATTTGTCCAAATCTCGGTTGATCTTCCGCCAAATAACCATAATTGACCTGCACCACGAATTGGTCTTACAAGAGCATCAGGCGCACCCTCAGCAGTTGCGAAATCAAGCGCGTTCCAGCTTAATCCATCGTTAAGGGCTGATATATAAAACCGCCCTGTGTTGTTTTGGTTAACTACAAAATATCCATCAATATAAGTAATAGTGCCAACACTAGCAGGCAAATCAGGGTCTGTAACTTTTTGAAAGGCATTTGTGGCATAGGTTAGTATATATACGTTTGTACCATCGCACAAAGCTAATTGGTTAAGATTTTCGTCAATAGATATGTTTCCGCGAAATGTGTCTAAAGTACCCCTTAGTACACTTGTGCCATTTGATAATACTTCATATAATTCTGTGCCCGATACGCTAAACGCTCTGCCGTTGCTTGACGCAAAACATTGCCGTGTAGGACCAGAGCCCGTTAATGCGAATGAACCTAGTCCGGGTGTGCCAAACAACGCCGCAACCTCAACAGCTTGCTGGTCAAATATAGGGTATAGATTAATTGTTCTTTGCGCGTTAAACGGCAATGATCTTTGTTGATATGATGGACCGACTAAGCCTATCTTCATTACATCCACCCGTTTTCAAATCGACCACTTCTAATCACAAGGGGATTACTGTCCATTGAGCGATTGCGCATAATGTTAGCCCGAACTAATCCCTTACTATCCTCAGCTATTTTTAACACTAACGGATCAAGCTGTAAGCCGTACTCTGGCGCGACATCAACAGCAAGGTTATAAATTAACATTCTTTCCCAGCCTGTTGGCAAAGTGACCTCATCATCAAGCCCTAATCTAGTTACTGCTTTCTCAGTCAATAAGAATATCTGATATGATTTATCAGGCACTGGATAAAGCCTTATATTAACCAATGGGCTTCCATTATCAGAGTTTATATAAGCTGGAACGGATAAAGTATCCTTTTGAGATATTTGATTATTATACATTTCATCGGAAATTATAGATAAATTATAATCCGTGTTACCATCGGCAATATAAGACGATACAATCAAAAGCGGTCTTGCGGTGTTAAAATCACCACCTACGCCCATGGTATAATTACCATTACCGCCCGTGATATTAAATGTTTCCCATGATCTTGCATATACTAACATGCTATCATTAGCAAATGACTCCAATAAAGCGTTTAAAGCATCTAGTGCATCATTTGCTTCGTCCGCCGTTATTACAGTGCCATTAAAGCTAACGCCGATTTTTTGAAGGGCTTTTGTAATTATATCTCTTGCTGTCGTCATGATCCCACCGATAAAAGCTAAACAATCGAACACACCCCGAAGGGTGTGCTCTGTAATTTAGCTGGTTACGCGGCATAACCATTCGTCACGGACAACTGCCGTACCGAATTGAATGTCAAGACGCATTTTGAGTTGGTCAGTGTCGCCATCGTAGAATTTGATAGCGCGCATTGAGATACCATCAACGGTTTCGGTTGAGCACTCAACAACGCCATTGCCCGGATCAAACAAAGGCACAGACGCAAAGCGAACTGCCGATGGGTGATACACAAGTGAGTTAGCTAATGGCACAACGCCAGTACCGGTTGAGAAGGTCAATGCAGCGTTATCAGCGATTGTTGCTGATACGTTTTGACGTGGACCAGAGAAGAACAACGCAGGGCTAATTGGGAGAGCCGCAATCGCGCCAGCAGTTGCCGCTGTTGTAGCAGTTACAGTGAACTGTTTCAAGTTCGGCAATGTTGCTTTTGTAATTGGGTTAACATCAAATACGCCAGCGATTGTGAAGGTCGTGCCTGCCGTTAGGTTGTTTGTGCCAGTGATAGCATCAACAGCGATTGTTGTTGCACCATTGGTTGAAACAGCACCGTTTACAAGTACGGATTGAGCGTTAGCTGTACCGTTTGTGTGGGTGTACGCAAGGTTAGAAGTCATGAAATCCATACCGAGTGTGGTTGAACCCAAGTAACCTGTGCGGAATTGCTTAGCAACTTGCTCTGTAGGCAAGAACAAACCTTGTAAAGCTGGAACCATTGTCGTATTAACCGACTGATGGATAACAGCCAAAAGGTTGTCTTGTGGGCAAGATTGAGCGCGAATACGCTCAGCCGCTTGCAAAAACACGCCCGAAGTAGCCGGTGAAGTGCCCGGTGTACCTACAGTCATGTAAGCCGCTTGCGTAGCCAATTGAAGGTTATAAGCCTCAACAGAGTCAGCAATACGGGCTACAGCCGGTTTAAGGAAGCGATCCGCCCATGATCTCAATTGTGCATCTGTTGCAATTTCAGCAGATGTTAAATCAATATCAACACCACGGCGCTGGTTAACGGTTAATGCTACGCGCTCTTCAATTGTATCTTGAGTTGCAAATGTAGCGTTTGACCGCACGTTATAGCGAGCGTTTTTATTGATGTAGATGGTATCACCCGGCTGGACTGATTTAAAGCCTTGACCGAATGTTGACTCATCTTCTTTATCCACAGATGCTGTAAAACCTAAGCGGTTTCTCAGCATTACTGCACCCATCTTGGCGGCAACGCCTGTCAGGGATTTTACTGTATTAATAGTATTGGTAGCCATTTTTTATGTCCTTTGTTAGAATTTAATGTTGTATTTTTTAAGAAGTTCCTCACCAGACATTTCACTAACATCCTTAGTAACGCTTCCGCGACCTTGGACACTCTTGATTGGGTTTGGTGCGTTTGTTACCCTGTTAAGCTGGGGTTTTTTCGTTTGAGCCATTGCGATTTCCATGGCTGCCCGATAGGGTGACATGGCGGCTAATGCCTCTAGCTTTCCTTCTTTTGCGAGATTATAAAACGCCAAAGACGCATCATCCGCTTCTAAGAAAGCCTGTTGAATCTGCTCAGGCAAGTCATCTAAATAATCGGCATTTTCTTCAACGACTTGCGCGAAATCAGGGATTTCCGCTTTATGGGATTCAGCCTTTTGGGCAATTTCTTGCGTTCTTTGCTCTTCCCAAATTTGTCTTTGATAGTCTTGTTGCTTTTTATTAAGCTGCTCTTGCTGTTGGGCTTGTTCCTGCTTAATGTTATAAAGAATTTCCGCTTTTAGAAAATCGCCATAATTGTCAAAATCGTCCTCTTTTGGAGCACCATTTGCATTACCTTGATTATTTTGCGGGGGCTTTGCCTGAATCTGTGAGCGATATTGCTCTAATTCGGCTGCTAACGCGGCTTTTTCAGCACGCTCTTTTGCTATGATCTTATCGCGCCGTGAAATAGCATTAACTGCTTTTTTCGGGAAAACCACTTCTTCGGGTGGGCTTTCAGATGTTTCAGCCTCTTCATTTGATTCGGCTTCAACTGGCTCTTTTGGCTCTTCTTTAGGCGGTTCGACCTTTACAGGCGCTTCAGCGATATGAGTTCCATCTTCCTTCATGGAAGAAATAACACTATCTAGTTCATGTTCCATTTACTATACTCCTTTTTTTTAACATTTGCAAGTGCATAATGTATCAGGCGGAATTGCCTAATTGATTAGTAACAAAATTGCCGCCTCATCATCGAGTTCACGCAATCTTGCTAAATTCTGGTAATATCTTAATTCTGCCTCAAAAATGGCGGATTGGATTTCTGAATGGTTAAAATAATCTTCAAGGGAAAGATTTTTGACAATGTTATCAATTATAATTTCTTTTTGAGGAATAAAATCTTGTTTTTTGATAATTTCTTCTGGAACGGCAATAGCCTCTAAGGTTTCTTCAATTTTATTAACAAGATTATCAGCTTTTTTCTTCTTATCTTTAGACCAACTGCCATGATACCAAGAAAGAGCACCACCTACGATATTTTGAGGCAATGGTATGTTTTGCCCAAAATAAGAGCCAAAATAAGAGCCAAAATATATTCCGTTATATGTTTGCATCTATATTTGTTGTGTTTCTTGTGTTTCCTGTAATTATTGATTCAACCCTGTCTTTTGTTCCATCAAGAGATTTAAACTTAGCAACACCATCTAAACCAACGGCAGAACCAGCCAAAACCGCCGTTACAATTCTCATCATATCCGCCGCCGTATAGCTTCCTTCTAAGACTTCTGTCCATGGATTAGAAGCAGAGCCCGCATCGTTAAGTTTTTCACCCATGCTGCCAGCTACATTATTATTTGAAGCAATGGCAGACCACACCGCCGTTGCTATTTGTTCCGCTGTAAGTTCCGTTGAAATTGAAGTGGCAATCATATTCCCAACGCCATAGGTTACAAGAGAGCCGCTGAAAAATATATTTGCATTTGCTGATATATCAGCGTTTGCTCTAGCTGTTGCATCTGTTGTGAATGTTATTGTTGACGTTCCAGAAGCATTAACGGGCGCAACGCCAGAAGCTGATGCAGTAAATAAAATAGAAGCAGAACCTATCGCCGATGCAATAGCCTGTCCGCTTGCAAGCGTTGAAAATGATATTGTGGAATCGCCAATAGCATTTCTGCCCTGCGCACCCGAACCGCTCGCATTAAATGTTATTAAAGAATCGTTTCTTGAGGAAATAGAGCCAGCTTTATAAGGTAAAACCCAAGCCACAGGGGCAAGCGCACCGCTTGGGATAGATGCTCGCTTATTGGATATTCCCTCTCCCACGGATTGATTCATTCTCTCGCCCCGCGTCCATTGCGTACGCGGCTGTGCATTTACCCCGCCAAAATAGCGGAGCGGCAAAGTAGAAAGATTGATTCCAACCCGTTTAAGCATTATCCCCAACCAAAATCAGTGGACATATAGAAGTTTGTTGATGCGCCCGTAGCCGCCCCTGCCATGTATAGCCAAACAAGACAAGCGCCATCCATTACACGCGGCAATGATGGAAGCTGATTTAGCAGGTCACGCTCTGATGCGACAGAAGCTGTTGTGAGCGGCAATGTCAAAAGCGGTCTTGCAAGACATAGTGCGCCAGTGCCTGTGTTAGCGGCTGAGAATGTAACCGAAGCCACGTTCTGCACGCCTGTGTCACCACTTGCGAGTGGCAAGAATGGGCCGTAATTGTTAGCCGCAACCCCTGAATGTCCAATATGTCCAACTTGCGTTGATGCAGTCATTGCGACCGTTACAGGTAAGCCGTTCCCTGCGTTCCCCGCTTGGTCGGTGTAGGAAAGCGAAATGTTCTGCGCCGTTGCACCGTTCGCTGCGGTCTGCACCCAGAATAACCTGCAACCCGCGCCGCCTGAATAGCGCAAGGTTGGCGTTCCAGTAAGGGTTTGTGCAACCGCAGAGTTGTTTGTTATGCCGGGCCAATATCCCTGCAAGTCCACAAGCATAAGCTGCGCTGGCACGCCCGTTGCAACAGCGGTCAATGCGGATGCGTTTAAGATGTGTTTGGTGTCAGGCGATACGTTGCCCCCATGCGGGATGCCGAAAATCTGAGTTCCGTTTCCTGTTGATTCGTCACAAGTCCGCCACGCAAGAGCCGTTCCCGCCCATGCATTTGCTACAGGCGTTCCCGCCAAAGAACTCATGTCATACCAGCGCCCAGCAACGTATGCCACAGCGCCTGTAATCTTATTTACATCCGCTCTTGCAAATTTTCCGCTTGTGATTTCGGACACTAAATCGTCCATCGATGAAAAGCCCATATTTTTCTCCTATGTGTTGATAAATTCAATTAAACCGTTTAGAGGCAAAGGCGGGTTTGTGTTGCCTTGCATCATTATAAAATTCAAAAACGCGCCCTCTTCTATTCGTGGCATTTTCGCTTTTTGTTTGAAAAATTGTATCTCGCACGGCACGCCAACTTCAAACATTTGTATTTCCGCAAGCGGTTTGCAAATAACGAAAGCCGCAAATCCACCTGCCGTGTTCAGCATCTGCACACTGTTCAAACGTGTTATCCCATCCAGAATTGGAAGAAACGGTGAGCGTGCGCTGCTTAGCGCTACATCGCCCGCAGATGCGCAAAGACCACCAACAACCGAAGATTGAATAAGGCTTGTTTGAACGCTGCGCGCCGCACCGTTTCTATCTGTGTAGTTTATAATGCACGATGCATTTGTAGCCATTGGTGTCGTAACAACCGCAAACATCTGTAATTCTTTTCCATCTGTATATCGCGGAAGCGTTGCAGTATTATCCATTTCCTGAACGTCAATACTATCCAAATCAATAAGCGGGTATGCCATCACATAATCCGCGAGAATAAAGAAGTTCGGCGCACCGTTTGCCGTTGCTGTTTGCAAAATCAGTTTATGAAGGTATTTTTCACCTCCAAAATGCCCCGTATAAATGCTATCGTTTCTCTGCCCTATCAATGGTGTGGCTGTAGCTTGCGAGCCAACATAAGCGTTAAATTTTGGAATCCCCGCGCCCATTGATAAATCGGACCATCCAAACGCTCCAACATTCGGCAAGCTGCTTTTCTGTATGGGCTGATAAAAATACGCGCCCGTATCAGTAAATGCCTTTGCGTATGTGCTAAGATTCCGTAGCATCGCAACTCCATACCACTTGCCCATCAGGATGGTCTGCGCATGGCTGAATAATCCCATCCACACCTTCAAGTTCTTTAAAGCAGTGAGCGCATGTATATCTCATTAGTCGATTGTGGCTGTCAAAGCCCCTGCTGCGAATTGTGGCTGAATACCTGTAGATGTTGGGAGTGTTGAAGTTAGTGCGCCGCGCAAAATAATCTGCCCCGCGCCCGATGATGTTGTAACGATTGAAAAATGCGTTACATCAGCGCCGTTTGCTGTAGATTGTGGAAACTGAATAAGCGCGGCATTTTCTACAGTGTTTCCAGTTACCGTGAATCCAGTTGTGCGAGAAACTGCAACCCGCGCATAAGAGCCATAATCCGCCTCGCTTGTGGTGGCAGTCCCCGCTTCATTTGGGTTTGCAGTGTGTAATGCAACCCAGAAGTTTGCATTGCCAGCCCATGCAGGGTTTGCACTGTCAAAAATATAATTTAAAATTTCTGTTTCTGTTGTGTTACCTAAGCTCATAGTTTATTTTCCTTTTGTTAGTTCATTGCACTCCAACAACGCGCCCTTGCTCATCCCTAATTACAGTTTTAGGTCTGTTCATAGTTTGAATCATTGTTTGAATTGTTTGATTTTGCATTTGAGAAGTTTTCTCAAGCGCCTGAGAAATTAAAAATGCTATATCTTGCGGGTTTGTGTCATCACCTTTTGCCAGAACTGCTTTTATTAAATCAGCTTGGATTTTTTCTCTTTCAAGCTCATTTTTGGCGTTCATTTCATTTATTCTTGTTTGAATATCAATAGCCTTTAAATCTATTTCTTTTTGTTTTAAGTCTATTTCTTGCATTTTAACAACTGCTTCATTTTCAGTTTTGCTTAAATCTGCCTGAATCTTTTTATCTTCCATTTGCGCCTTTAAAGCAACTTCCATTTGCTTATCCTGCAACTGCGCTTTTAGCGTTTCAATTTCTTGTTGCATGGTTTGAAGCGCAACCTGCCCCTCTTGAATAATCTGTGTCATTTGTAGTTTTTCAGGGTCTGGCGCTTCTTCTTCCTGCATTTCCTCACGGTCATCTTTTTCTAGGAATTTAGGGTCAATGACCTTTTTCATACGGTTAGCCATTGCTTGTGCGCCTGCGAAATCTGAATACTTAAAGTATAAATCGCCCATAACCTGCATTAACTCAGGCTGGGAATTAAATATAGCCTGCAATGCCTCAACGCTTTCTTGGCGCAGTGTGGTATAGCTTGCGCCCGTTACAACGCGAACATCATAAGAGCCTTTAGTTAAATCAATCGTTTCTTCTTGGTCGTCCGCCATTTCACCATTAACGCCAACTTGTTTAGGCTCATCTTCTGCCCCAATAATTCTTAATATCCGCGCTGTGTCATAAACATCTTTAACGGCGCTAACCAAAATGCGCCCTACTTGTGTGATCGCCTTGGAAAGGTTATCCGCAAAGTGGAATGTTGCAACATCGCCCTCTTGCTTACGCTGTGCAATAGCAACCCCAGATTGTTCATTTGAGCGAATACCTAATGAAGCGTTATAAATCCCCATTGTTGATTTAATATCATCAACAGCGCCCCGTGAAGCGTTAATAACGCCCGATGGTATCATTGGCGGCTCTAACCGTTGCGGCGCACCTACGGCATTACCTTGCGCGTCTTGTGTTTTATATCTTAACACTCCCGCTTTGCTTGGATTTAACCAATCAGCCGCGTAATCTTCAACCTGCCCCTCAGCCGCCATAACAGGCGCAATGGGTGATTTCATAATCAATTCTGTTTCAAGCGACTTCCAGTAATTGAGCATTTTCTGTGCGCCCTTGGATTTGCGAATCAGCGAGAATAAATAACGCTTGCCGTCAATCCAGTTTTCTTCGCCATACACAGGAACAATCGGGATATACTTACCAGGGAATACTGTTTCTTCTAAAATATCGCTGCCTGATAACTTATAGCGCATAACCTTGCGCTCCTTAACAGTTCTTGTCCGCTTGGCTTTTTGTTTACCAGTTAACTCAAACACTTCGCCTTTTTCGTTAATACCGATAGTTTTTTCGGTTTCTTCAATGACAAAATGCTCTGCAATGGCGATAAAATCATCATCTTGGCGCGATGTTAAAACTTCATCCGAATCAAAGCTATTTGGCTCTTTGCCGGGGTATAATCGTTTAAACTCCGAAACTTTAATTTGCTCTACAATCGTCCCATGCTTGGCATCGCGACCATCAACCTCATAGGAACATGAATCAAGCCAAACTGATAATGGATTAGTAACACGGCAAATCTTTAATTCTTGGTCAAAGGAATTATCATCGACATAATCATGGTCAACACGCAAAAACCCGATACCTTGCTTGATGGCGTTAAATACAGCAGTATCGTAGGCATTGTCAGCATTTGAGCGGTATTCAATGGATTTAATCAATCCCTTTAGGGTTTCAGCGACTTCTTGCGAGGAGTCAAAGCCTACAGGGATAATGTTAATTGTGGGGGTGTTAATGCGAATATCATTCGCGACTTGGTGGATAAATTGTGTTAAATGGTCAATAGTTAGCGCAGGGCGACCCGATGAAACTCTGTTATTATAGTCATTCTCATCCCATTGAGCGTAATCATCATCTGATAAGAACTTAGCATCTTCACGGGCTTTTCTATAGTTTTCCGACCAGTATTCTTGGTCTGCTTTTAACCGATCACGCGCTTGCTTTATAACATCTTCAGACATTAAAGAACCTTAAAAAAGATTTGTGGATTTTTAGCTGCGGTGTGCGCTGAATACTATCTGACAAGCATGATAGGCTTTTTGCATTTAACATTCTATACAGTTTAAATTGCAATGTCAATACCCCATGTATGATCCGCTAAAAGATTTATTTATTTGCATTGATACGGGTTTTCCGCCAACGCTTCCCTTTATTCGATTTACGGCGTGCGCTAGGTATCTGAAAGCGTCTGCTGAATGAGAAGCCCAATCATGGCGCGGTTTGTTCTTAAACACCTTGCGGTCATCATCCCACTCATAAGCGTAATTCTCTAACGCAAATATCCCGTCCTTGGTTTTTGTATCATCAAAAACGCACATAGGAAATAATTGCCGCGCCGCCTCTATACCGCCTTCAACGCTGGCATTTTCTAGCACTTGATTTTGAACGCCAAGCCGCGATAATTGGACTGTGGCACTATCGCCCCTGATATTCCCCGCCGAAGCATCATGTGGTAAATAATGCCCGTTTCTCATGTAATTGTAGGGCTTTTCTTTGACAATTTTTGCATAGTGCTCTAGTCCCTCATTTGAGTTTTCGTAGTAATCAATCACCCTAAGCTCACGCCCCACAAATTGCGCCCACCAAATTGTTGTTGAATCCGCCCAGCCCAAATCCCATGCCGTGAATACTTCATAGGCTGGGTCATACGGTACATTTGTTATTCTTTGCTCTTTGCGCGCTGAATCAATTAGCTTAGCATAGACCGCGCCTGAACGCCTTGTGTCTAATTCACCTTCCCAAATATGGCTATAGGACTCAGGGTCTGTTTCCTTTAGCCTTAATCGCTCTTTTTCAAGAACAGCAGGAAAAAACGGGTTATCTTGCCAGTTAATCTTTCTAACCAGCGCGTCATCGTGCTTTGTGGCAATAAATCGCTGATAAGTGGGGTCTGATATGTTTCGGGGGTTAAACACTACAAAAATTTCAGAGCCTTCTTTACGAATAGAGGGTATTAGTAATTCCCATGATCTATCGGATATATTTTCAGCTTCCTCGACCCAAACACGATCAATGCCGCTAATACCCTTAATCTCCGTGATGTTGTGCTTTAGTCCCTTGAATAAAAACTCTGTGCCATTCTTACCACGAATGATTGTCTGCAAAACTTCATAATGGCTTGATAAATGTTTATCTGACCGAATAATGTCTGATAATAGTTTATGAACGCTATCACCGATACTTGTCTGCAATTCCCTTGTGCATAGTATCCGCAATGGTTTTGCTATTGCCTCAGCTAACAAATACCGCGCTATAGTTTCAGATTTACCACCACCGCGCCCGCCGTAGAATACTTTAAAACGGTGCGGTTCGTGTATTCCTTTAAACGCTTTCGGAATCTGTATGTTTAGAATCGACAAAGGTTATTCTCACTTCGCTTGTGGTTTCGATGGGTTTGCCGTCTTTGCCGCTTAGTTCTGTTTCTTGTTTATCTTTCCAACCAAAATTCTTTAATGCAAAGATAGCACCCGTAGGAGTGCCAGAAAACAATCGTTTTTCCGCATATTGCTCAACCATTGTCTTGGCTTTTTTAATCGTGTCTAAATACTCGTCTTTTTCTTCATAGTTTATTAATGTTTGGCGTGTTGTGTCTAATGCCAAAGCAAGCCCTGTTATGGTATATGGCTCATCATCTTGATCGCATTTAGCAAAATAAACATCAATCTGCTTTTGCAAACTATCTACTGATTCAAACTTTGGGGGACGACCACCAGCCATTATTTCAACCTACTCACAGCCATTTTAAAAAAGTTATCAAGTAGACCCTCAACGTATAGTTTGCTTTTTTGACTTTCTAGTGAATTATACAAAATAACCGACTCACGGACTTTCTTTGCCTCGTCAACTTTATTAAGTTTAGACGATTCATATAAAAAAACTATCAGTGCAATTTTAAGAACATCCTCCATTATTTCTTCTTTTTCCCCGCCTTATTCAAAGCAATGGCAATAGCTTGCTTTAATGGTTTGTTTTCTTTTTTAACCATCATGCCAATGTTTTTTGAAATTGTCTTTTGTGATTTACCTGATTTTAGTGGCATTACTTACCCTTTTTGCCGCCGTAACCTGATTTACCGCCCTTACAGCCTTTTTTATCTTTCATAATAACCTCACATCTCTTGAAATTGTTGGAGCAATCTATCCTCACGCGCCCGAATATCCGCAATGATCTTAACCATGGATTCCCTCATGCGCTTAGGACATACATTAGCACGCTCGCAGATTACAGTCAAGTCTTTGTAAATATCGCCGTTTGAGTGAAAGTATATTCGACCATCACGAACCTCTTTGCCTCGATGATCCTGCAATGATTCAGGGGCGCATATACGCTTAACGAATGTACTGTGCTTATCATGCCCCTTTGACTTTAACCGCTTTAGGGATTTGATAAACTGCACTTCCTGTGCATCAAGGCTCTGGTTAGTCTTAAACGCGCCGTATGCGTCCGCAACTGCTAAGGCTAGTACAGCGTCCCATAAATCTTTTTCAGGCATTGTTTCCCCCCTCATTGAAACCAATCGCAAAGCCAAACATTCCGCATAAATACTTTGTGTAATCCTCGCGCTTACTAGGGTGTAATTTGACATTAACCCATTCAATGACTTGTGGCAATAACCCATTATTTTTTACTTCGGAATATGTCATGCCGTACCATGGAACAATTTTAGTTTCCATTTTTATCACCTATAGCCTTCATTTGCTGTTGAATTGGAACGTGATTTGACCGCTTTTCAAGTATTTGCTTGTAACTTGGCGTATCACTTTCCCCGCGCTGTTGCTTTTCATAGTCTTTGATAACCTGACCATAATAGCCAAACATCGGGTAGCCTTCTGCTTTGTGTTGCTCGATAGCATATTGATATTCCGCATAAGTTATTTTAGGCGCAGGAGGGTTAATTATTTTAATTAGATCGGCGG